ATGGAAACTTATGATATATATTTTAAAGAAGGTAATGATTTTGCTAATAAAGGATTTTCATTGAAAGATAAGGCTAAGGCCATTAGAATGGCGGAAGATATGTTGGCTGAACGCAAAGGATATGTGAAGGATTTTGTTGGAGGAACTATTTCCGTAATGTGTAAAGAAACGAAAGAGGAAGTTTGGTCCAAGCCGATAGAGGAGGTTTAATGCAATTTTTACATCTTTTTTTGCCCTGCCAATCATAGAGTTGTGAAATACAGTGCTGTAATTGAAATGGTACGTAGCCGTTAATAGCAGCAACCCTTGGTTGTATTTGTGGTGGATTTGTTATTGGCGGACATGAATATTTCTTTCTCTTCTAGGATATTCGGTATATTTCTCCTTTCATGCTTTTGCCGGACTGATATAGATAATGCCGGGTAGCACTTGATAGGACGATGATTGTTCTTTTACTAAGATGCTTCAGTATGACTTTTTTCCGATCCTATCCATTCTTGACATATAGTTGTTATTCATAGCTAAATACACCGTATTCCCAATGAAGCTTTCTGTGGGGATCCCTTTGGTGTTCGTGTAACTATTGTGACTGTTATTATGCCGATGGGGTATAGTATTGATACAACAATGATTTTTCATAATAACTTTTAACTTATGATTTAGATAGCTCCGACTTGTCACAAATTGGGGTTATCCGCTTGTTATGCTATTAAACTTGGTCAGCTATTGGTTAACAATTTCACGCAACAGTAACTCTTTGGAGTAAAAGTGGCAAATAAATTTTTTGTTCACATGAAAAAAAACTTTCCCAAAAGCTTTGTATTATTGATTTTCTATGTATCTTTGCATCGTTATTATTTCTCGGGGTATTAGCTCATCTGGCTAGAGCGTTAGACTGGCAGTCTAAAGGTGGCGAGTTCGAGTCTCGCATGCTCCACTTTACAAACCTCTCTGTTTCAGAGGGGTTTGTGCTTTCTTAAGCTTCTCCAGTTTTCGTTTTTGGATAAAAAAAAGACAGTTTGTGCCACTTTTGGCAAAAAGAACTTGTCTAAAACGAATCCAGAACAATTATGACAACTCTTAAAGCTGCCGTTGTTCCGGCCAAGGTGCTGAAAAACGGCAAACACAGAATTCGTATAGCAATTGGTCATAAACAGGAAACAAGATACATCGTTACCCGATTTGAAATAGATAATACTGCTAATTTTAAGGGAGGGCAGGTGGTAGGTGTTCCTGATGCTGCACATGTCAATGCTAAATTACGTGGAATACTTAATTCATATCAGGATGCCTTGGATAAAATAAACACATCATCCTATACTTGTACCCAACTTGTCGAATACTTGTCCTCGGTAAAGCAGGGAGCTATCTCTTATAGTGTTGCTTCGGCTGACTATATGCAGAATTTGATTAAAGAGGGGAGAAGGACCACTGCTTCCTTATATCAAAGGGCGAGTGATTACTTCATTGAGTTTGTCAAATATGATATAATGCTTGATGGAATTACTCCCCGGACCATAAAGGACTTTGACATTTATCTAAAGAATGTCCGAAGGCTGGCTCCTGTTACTTGTGGTATGCACATGGCACATTTGAAGGCAATAATCAATCAAGCAATAAGGGATAAAAAAGTATCATATGACACGCATCCTTTTGAATATTATGAAAGACCGGCAGGAATGCCTAAAGAGCGTGATATCTCGGTAGCTGACGTAAAGAAGATAAGGGATGCGGAGATAAAAGAGAAGTCTCAGCGTGTTGCCAGGGATGTGTTCATGCTTTCGTATTATCTAGGAGGTATCAATCTGATGGACTTGATGCAATACAATTTCAAAGATGCGAAAATTATGGAATATGTACGTGAAAAATCAAAAAACACAAAGAAAGGTGATATGAAGATCAGCTTCACTATTCCTGAGGAAGCAAAACCGATTATCAAAAGATGGATGGGGCGTAATGGAAAGCTTGATTTTGGTTATAAATACTCTTATCCTAATTTTCGTAACTATGTAACAAAAGAAATTATAAGGCTAGGGGAGAGGCTGGAGATAGAATCGCATGTCGTATATTATTCAGCTCGTAAATCCTTTGTCCAACATGGTTTTGAGCTGGGCATACCATTGGAAACTTTGGAGTATTGTATAGGCCAAAGCATGAAATCCAATAGACCGATCTTTAATTATGTCAGAATTATGAGAAAACATGCTGATGAAGCCATAAGAAAGATTTTAGATAATCTAAAGTGAGGATTCAAGAACTAGAGCGATTGCTTCGGCAGTCGCTTCCTCTTTTTCTTTGTCTATCTCTGAGTTTAGCCGTTCTATCAAGTCCATATTCCCTGTGACAATCGTTTTTGTGCCCTCAGAGGAAGAAATTGTAAGCTCATAGTGTCCATAACCTATAAACTTTTTAGATAGCTGATAAGTGGTTGGGGGGGGTAATTTTGACATATATGCGAATTTCGTTAGTCAGCGGAAAAAGAAAACGGTTCCGCTTTCCCGTTGCGTTACATTCCGTAATCGAAACAGTGGGTACATTAATACTCCACACGGGGGTCGGAACCGTGTTATGAAGAAGCTACAGGCAATAAAAATCGTCTGTAGCTCAATACGAGACAACGCCTCGATTACTTCAAAATGTAACGCAATGCAAAGATGGGTATTTTATATGACTTTACAAAAAACAAAATGGGAAAATTTCAATAAAGCATAGAGGTGAGAGATTATATAATGATGATGAAAAGATAATCTTATTATATTTGACACCATCCCCGTAGTTGAGTCGCTACGGGGATTTTCTATATTAATTGGTCAATGTCAACTCCCAGCTATCCATAATGGTCATCTCCCAATGTGGAGTTCCACCACTATCTTTGACTGATACTCCATATACAGAAAGGCTCTTACCCAGACTGTCATATTCCAGTAAGGCAGCCTCCTCTCCTTTCCGAATACGGAGATTCATAAATCCAGTCATTTCCTCCCAATCGGTAGACCCAATGGAAAGATGTTCTATTATGCGTCCTCTTACCGATGCTCCAATAGCAAATTCCCTGATACGGTTCAAATATGATTGAGCTTCCTTATAAGTCATAGTACAAAAGTATGAAGTCTTAATGAAAGACAAAAAACGGGCTGCTTACTCAACCGCCCCTTCTATAAATTCCTTTAACCGATACAACCGGACGATTACCGGATTATATTAAGCATCCGGATAGTGCTGCTTAATATCGCAGATATTCGCATTAACATACAGAGAGGGTGTCAAAGATATGCTCTGCCTCGCTTAAAGTTACCTCTTGGGCTAATTGCGCGGTCTCAGCCCAGTTAATTAAGGCATTCACGCTTTCTTCGTCATAATTGTATTCCATTTTATTTAACTTTATTCCAAACAGGAAGGCTCCCAAATTCTATCTCATATTCAATTAATAGTTGGTGTTCTACAACTACAGGATCATCATTCTCGGTATCATACCATAATACAAGAAGATGATCTATTGCATTTTTCTTCATTTCTAATGGCCATGATCTCTTTCTTGCGATTTTACCAAACTGATGTCCATTAACAATACGGTCTTTTATACCACCCAAGCCAGCTTTACGGTGTACAATAACACCTTTTTTCTTATCTTTTTTGCCAGAGCGGCCGATATAGATCAACTCCTGTTCACCACCAATGAAAGCAATCACGATGTAAACTCCACTTTTGTTCGTCGGAGCATTACAAACATCATTAAGTGAATCCGTACTTTTGAACTTAAAACTGCCATTATTGGGGTATTCATTAAGTAGGTCAAACATAGCATTATAATTTAAAGTTTCAACAAACATACAAATATATAAAGAGAAGTCAAAGAAATCTCAATAAAATGATCTGAACCCAATAAGGCAAAGATACTAAGAAGGCAGCTTATTTGGCTGCCTTAGTTTTTTTCTTTTGGAATTCATCATATCCTAACTGCCAAAAATACATATCTACAATCTTCATTGGAGGATAAAAATATTCTAGTTCAGCTTGAATAAGGCTCTGACATTGTCGTATACAATCTCTATTTTTCTCGGAAAATTCAATTATCTGCACCATTAATTTTTCATCAAATGACCTATTTGAATAAATACCTGCTCCTACTTTAAACAAGTTATCAATAGCGGGAACACAACCTATAGTACCCAGCATAATTTTAGTGACCAATGTATCTGTAGCACTAACATCTAATTCTGTACCATCTGCTTTATAATATTTTAATTTACTGTAGTAGCTTTGGATTTCTTTGTATAACTCAATAATTCTAATAATATCTTTACTCACATACCATTTATTTCTCAGATTATAAAAATTTCTTATTGTGTCAATAGTCTTTATATGAATTTTGTAGTCTTTCCAGAAGATGCCACAACTACCTCTATACATTCCCCAACTCGCTAAATAAAAGGCAAGATGAAGCGCCAACTCATCATCTTCCTTCGTTTGATTTCCAAAAGCTTTGTAACAATGTTCCCATGATTTAAAACGATGGTTGGAATCTACTTTCATATTATCTAGATATTTTCTCACAATCTTTTTTCTCAAAACAAAATCTAATGCTATATTTTTATCCATAGTGTTGATTGTTTATTTTCTTTGTTAACAAACTGAGTCTTTCGGATTATAAAAGATGTGTCCTAATCATTTTCTATTTTTATTTCTCTTTAAAAAAGAGTATTATTTCACCACTCAATGCATCTTTTAGTATTGCTTTTGTTATATTCTGTGCATCAAGAGTTATTAATTTCTGTTCATGCATTTCGCTGTTGACATATTTTAATGATTTAATTTTAACTTTTCCCCAATTGCGGGTATTGACGTAAACATCTTTGAATTCAAATATTCGTTCTGTCTGTTGAATGGCCTCCTCTGCCAACTTATCTAAAGTTGCGACAACCTTCCCTTGTTCATCGAAAACGTTATTTTCTATAGTTTCCAAAGGAAGATATTTTTCTCCCCATTCATTGCCGCGTCCCGACAAATGCGCACTGAAATTCCTATATGATAGCCAATCTATATTATTTTCTTTTACCCAATCTGCATCAAGTGAAAAAAGCTGCTGGGTTAGAGATATATTTAAATCAAGCCTCGTTTCTGCTATTCTACAATCATCGTCTTGACAAGGGGTCCTTAATTCTTTTAGATTAATTCTATAATAATCCGCATATTTTTTTGCACCTTTCTGATATCCTACTTTTGTTATCATAATACCGGAAACATCTGTCAAATCAGACAAAATTCCATAAAAATCCCGAACTTTACCAATAGGAATCTCTTTCTTATAATTTTTACATTCAATAGCCACTTTGTGTTGAATGCCGTTTATGCTATATTCCCAGTAGACATCAATCTGATGCTTTTGTCCAGATCTACCTATAAGTTTGACATCATGCTTTACGCTAGTACTAATACCACGAGCATTGATTAACTCCTGATAGATTTTTTGTGTAAATTTTTCATATTCGATGTTTTGATTCATAAGATTATGACTTTTATAATAGATCCAATTCATTCAATAATTCCAGCAGACTTCAGTAGGCCGACAAATGGGCTTTGCCTTCTATCAATGTATGGCTTGACATTTTTAGTATTGATACATTCCATATCATGGATTTGTCTAAATATGGATATAAATTGATTCCTACTGATAGATTCACCATTCATAGCCCTAACGCTCCCGTTTTTACCACCTTTGTATTCTATAAAATCAAAAGTAGCTATTGCATTGTATTTAACGGTACCAGTAGAAGATAAAAATTGTTTATTCTTATCAATATAAGCTATTACTACATTCCAGATTTCATTAGCTGACATTCTCTTGTATTTATTTTTGACTTTCATGATAGATATTTTTTGCAAAAATACAAAAAATATAGAAACGAAAAGATTATCGCATAAGAGTCATTTATGATGATGCGAATCTTGTAACTCCTTAGATTTTGCTTTGCTTGTGTAAATATGAACTAAATAAACTCTGTTTTTTCATTTTTAGCCTTAATAATGCCTGATAGCATATATAATACATAGAAAGATTTTGATTTATTTAAGCACTTTAATAAATTTGCACTTATCAAAATTGTTATTAAAATGTGATATGAAGAAAAAAACGTATTTTGTTTTGATGGCATTATTGCTGTTGTTTACTTTTAATGCCTGTTCTTCCGATTCATCGGAAGAAGTTCTGTCTGAAAAAGAAGAGCCGGAAGTTCCCCCCGAAAAATATGAAAACGATGTTGTTAATCCTGATTATGTACCTATAGATTGGAAGAAAACAAAATTGCATGAGGTAGATGAAGAGAATGGAAGATATTCATTTGATGCTTCGTCTGAAACTAAAAATTTAAAACCGGGCTCGATACTTACAATTAATGCTGATACGGTGAGTTATATTGTTATTGTAAATAAGCTAAAACGTGATAATGGTAAAATAAGTATAGAAGCCAGAAAAGGTGACTTATGCGATATATTCGCCAACACAGAATTTACGTTATCAACCGGAGGACAATCTGCAAAGAATTCAAGCAAAAATGTAATTCTTCCTCAAAAAATATCTTTTTTGGACATAGATGGAGAATGGAAGGAATATAATTTTATGAATTCAAGAACCCCTTCGCATTTGACGGGTAATTTGTGGAAATGGGACAATGACAAACTTGAAGGTCGTGTATTATATGATCATCCAAAGTTTAGAATTTATCTGGAAAAATCTGATTTTCATATTGATATTGATTTAAATATGACCTTAAGTTTTAGTGGGCGAACACTTCAAGAAGTGAAAGATGATATAGAAAAACAATACAGAAGTAAAGCCTTGTCTATTGATGCAAATATAGAAGGGCGTTTTGAGACAAACCAACAACTTAGACTTGATGCGTGGCATCAATGTACATATGATAATGATGAACGTATAAAAGAATTGAGTAAATATCTACCTAAGATTAAAGTTGTTTTTCCTGTATTTGGAGTACCTGTTGAAGTATCATTAAATGCAGATGTATATCGTGCGGTTTCGTTTAGTGCAAATGGTGAAATCAGTGCCTATATGGGATTCACAGACAAAGCCAGTGGTACACTAGGCTTTCAGTGGAACCAATCTGATGATAGACTTGACCCTGTTAAAGACTTTAAAAATGAACTTAGTGTAACTTATCCGACAATGAAAGGGAAAGGGGATATGAATGGGAAGGTATGGCTATACCCACGTATAAGAGTTATCTTATATGAATTATTAGGGCCGTCCTTTGATATCAGACCCTATATGCGGACGAGTATCCATGGAGGGTTTTATGAAGAATTATTGTCTTCTTCAAAAGATTTTTGTGCATGGGATCTTTCTAATTATGTAGGATTAGATGCTAGGGCTGGATTAAGCTTAATGTTTGTAGGACACGAAGTCAAGAATATTTCAACAGGTGATATGAACGTATTTGATAAATGTATTTATCATTCTCCTTATGATATTCGTTACGTGTCTTCTACGTCAAAATCTGTGCAGAAGAATGTTCCTAATACCGTAAAGTTTGAAGTTTATGATATGGACTCAATTTTCAATAGAAGTATTCCTACTATCCTTAGTCAGATAGTCAAATTTGAAGGAAAAGGGGAGCTCTCTTCAAAATATGGCATAGCTAATCATGGGCAGGTATCTGTGGAATGGATTCCCACTTCTTTTAAAGATACATTATATGCAAGACTTTATAATGTGGATGGTAAAATAATGAAAGAAGCGAAATTTTATGGAGATACACAAATCAATGTTATGACAGAAAATGCTTCTGTTGAAAAGACTAATGTTGTATGTTTTGGCAAATTGGAGGACATGGACGATTTTTCAGAAATGGAATACGGTATTAAAATAAATGAAAACCATATAGCATCTCACAATATCAATAACTTGATATATTCTGTAGAATTATCAGATCTTTCCGAAGGTGCCTACAATTATTGTGCTTATGCAAAGATTGGAACAGAAATATATTATGGAGATATCAAGACATTTGTTATTGAAGCGGATAATAAAGAACCCACTCCGGGACAAGTTGTAGACTTGGGACTTAGTGTTAAATGGGCAGGTTGGAATATTGGAGCCAACAAACCTGAAGATTTCGGTAGTTATTATGCTTGGGGAGAAACAGGAGAGAAATCGGTCTATGAATACAAAACTTATAGTTATTGGAAAGATTTAGATGAAAGTGGAGATTATATTTTACCTGATTGCAAAGGAGGAGATTGTATGAATTACGCGGAGTTTGTCAATATCGGCAATAACATCAGTGGAACGAATTATGATGTGGCACATGTAAGATGGGGAGGCAATTGGCGTATGCCAACTTATGATGAATGTGCAGAACTAAAAAAATGTAAGCAGAAATGGATTGAATATCATGGTGTTGGAGGGCTGCTTATAACCGGTCCTAATGGAAACAGTATATTTCTTCCTGCTGTTAAGTATAAAGGTGAGAATGTATTAGGTGGATGGTCTAAAGCTTGGTATTGGACAGCATCAATACACGACGATGTATCTTCCAATGCTTATTATTTAGGATTCAATAATGACAAATATGGAACAATGATGGGAGGTATCTTTCGTTGGGAGGGTGCAGTAGTTCGTCCTGTTTGTGATTAATAGTCAACAAAGAGACTGATCCAAAATTGAAAAAGGATCAGTCTCTTATTGTAAATGCAAATTATTTTTAATCAATCTTTCATCATTCTATGCATAATGCAAATAATTCCAAAAATAATCGTAGCAAATAAAATGTTTGTTTCCATAATTATCTATTTATTTGTTATGGTACAAACATCGGGAAATATTCTTTGCTATTATAACAATTACTTGCTTCTAAAGATAACGGAATAATATTGGTCGGATTTATCCATAAAAAAGCTCCGACTCATCACGAGCCAGAGTATTCAACTTATGAATTTCAAGTTTTATTATGAGGAATCATTATTACGCCAATGTTTTTTTCGCCAACAGCGCAACAATAATCAGTACGGTTACACAAACACAGGCAAAACCGAATTGTTCATGGAAATAAAAAAACTTCCCGACTTATCACAAGCTGGGAAGTCTTAATCATAAATTTAAAGTCTTATTATAAGAAATCGTTTCCACGTTGTCGCCTGACCACCGCCAGTACGATAACAACAAGAACTGCCCCACTAACACATGTCAGAACTATTTGTTCAAGCAATTTGGATTCTCTTTTATCCTTCATCATTTCAGTGTACTCTTTCTCATGGATATCGGAAGAGCGTTTCTTGTCGGCATTGAGTTTTATAGTATCGTTTATAACCGATTTCTTGTCTTTTGCCTGATTGAAATTTCCCTCTATTTGCCCGTCCGCCAATAACGGAGGTTTCCCGGTCAGGCTATCGGGCGGTTTTCGGGTATCATAGATACGGAAATCAATCACATAGTTACCATTAGTGGTAATGAGTTCGCTCAAAGAGATGCTTGATCCGTGTACGATGTTGACCGTTTCACTGGCACTGTCCTTCCTGATTACTTCTGTGTCAGATTTGACAGCCTTATGCGAGCTGCCACATGATCCGAACAACAGGAACAAACACATGAAAGGAGCCAGCAATATATGCCGGCTTACCCAGTTCATAACTCTAACCAACATAGTCTACAACTTAAGAACTTGCATCCTGTTATCCCCGTCAGCCCGATAACTGACGTGCACCCAAGCGAAGTTAGACTCGTCAATCAACTGGTCATAGGGCAGGTTCTTTCGGATATACTCAAACAACAGCTTGTTTTGCTGTCTGTCTCCAGTGTCAATATCAGCAGCTTCCCCCTTCATGTGCTGCGAGGTCTTACTTCCCTTAACGGCCGCATTAAGTTCCGGACAGCGATAACCACTGTTTACTGTTATAGGTTTTCCCCACCATGTGCGTAACGGGTCCAGTACGTTATCCACCAAGGCAGTCAGAGCAGTCACATGCTCCTGTCTGCATCTGTTGTTGATACCCAAGCGGTCAGCAGTCGTTGACTTGCAGAGTTCCGCAATCGTAAAAAACTTCATTTCTTTTCCTCCTTATCTTTAATTAATGTAGCCCTGCGTGGTGGAATACGACGGCCGCATTCGCTGTCGGGCCTGTCACAACGGTTATGTTCGGCATCTTTCAATTGCAGTTCCAGCTCGTGGCACTTATGAATCCATGCCAGCTTATCAGACTGTTCATTACGAAGCTCAACGTATAACGCATCAATCTTAGCGTCACGCTGGGCGATACGTTCTTCCAGCCAGTCAACCTGCTTGCGCTCGTTCTCATCCTCCATCGAATCGGCGGACGCATCCTCTTTCCGTGCGTTAGTCTTGCGGTTCACCCAGAACGTGACACCCCAGCGGACAGCCTCCAATCCTCCGAAAGCCCCGATTATAGCCAACCAGTCGTTTAATTCCATTCTGTCTATTGTTTATCTGATTATAATACTACTTCAAAGATATGTCTATTTACTTGCGTCATTGTTGCAGAATTACTTAAATCCATTGCCACGATATGACAATAAAAAAGACAAGAAAAATTAATTATAAAGCTTTCTGCTAAACCCAATAGTAGAAATCTAGTAGAAATATTAACATACAAACACTTATTTCTACTGAATATCTACCACTATTCAATAAAATGATATTATCAATTGATATTCAACTTATCATCCAAGTTCCGGCGGAACTTAGGCTAAAACAGGAGATATTATGGTAAAAATGCATAAACTGACGAAGGGCGGACAAACCATTTACCCGGCTACCATCTATGATGCGGTGGTCAATCCAAAGACGCGTAAGAGCTTGACTACGGAAATATCTGATTTAGACGTTGGATTAACTTCTATTAAAAACAAGACAGAAGGTATTTATAATACGATTGAGCAGATAACAGATAAAACAATAGCTAAAATTGTAGGGTCCGATTTTAACGAAACGTATGTAACATCATGGGGACAAGGTGGCATATCCACTACGACTGGCGCTATTGAAGAGGGAGGCAAAACAAGAATACATTCAGATCTTATAAATACAGGTGTTGACATTTCAATAGAAAGTGGATATAGATATTATATAATTTATTACAATGAAAATGGGTCTTTTGCTGCTAAAGATGGCAATTGGAAAACTGATAAAAGCACAACATCAACATCTTATAAGAAATTTCGTATCATGGTTTCTTTGATTAAAGAAGCCACTATAGATATAGAATCAGGGAAACGGGTTACTATAAGTAAATTATATCAAAATGAGGCGTTATGCCCAGATATCAAAAAGTTCAATAATACGGTTGAACAGATAACTGATGAAACAAAACAAATTGCACAATCATACAATGATTTGAGTAATGAAATGGAACGCAACCTAACCGAGATTAAGGGTGGCAATTATATGGAAAAACAGGATCTATTGTGCGTACAAGGGAGTATCAATTCGCAAAGCGGTATACTACAACCAGGTGGGACCAACAGGGTCTATACCAAGATAATTGATACAGGAACTGATATCATTATCAAGCCTGGTTATAGAATATATGTCATGTTTTATAATGACCCTGCCGGTGAGTCTTTCAATTCAAAAGATGGTAATTGGAATACTGTATATACTACCATTCCCACAAAAACCCAATATTGCAGATTGATGATCGCTAAAATTGATGATACGGACTTGTCCCCATCGGATGCATCTGAGAATGTTCTGGTAGGGGATTTGACCAGTTATCCTTCAATGTTTATGCCATTAATGAATTTGAGCACTAATCCTGCCGGATCATTTATGGCAAAAGATGATTTATTGACTTTATTTTTTTACTTAAGGGATAATCAAAGAAAAAAATACGTAACATCATTATCTAAGACCTATTATGTAAGTACAGTCAATGGCTTGGATACCAATGATGGTTTGTCTGACTCAACTCCGTTGAAGACTTTGAATAAAGCCGATGAACTGATGACCGATGGGGACACGGTCCTTATTGAACGAGGAAGTATATTTAATACAGAGGTACAAGTCTTGTCTAAAGAAGGAATCAGAGTGGATTGTTATGGCGACATGTCCAAGGATAAACCTTTGTTTTTGAATTTGCAGACAATACCGACCGTATCTATATCAGATATTAGCTCTGTTAATGACATTGAGTCTTTGGATAAATTATACAAACTGCGCGGCTATAGTAACATTTATGTTCTAAAGCATCACTATGGTTCGGGCAGCAAGGCCAGATTTGTTTGTCAGGTATTTTTAGACGGGAAAAGAAATGGATGGTGGCTTGACGCACAGAAAAAGTCCAGTTCGGATGCCATGGACTGGCTAGAAAACAATCCGGGTAGCTCCTATTGGTTCAGCGGATACGATTCAGAGTCATGGGGGGAGGGGGATTATTATATATATTTATCAACAACCGATATTGCAGGAAAAATAGTGGAGATAACTCATGAAGTGACAGAGATTGGGAAAAAAGGACAAAAACTGCAAATCACCCAATATGCTTCTGATATTCGTAATATCGTTTTTCGAGGTGGTGACTCTACAGACGGTACTGTTATTCCTAATGGATTTTATGAGGGGGTAGAAAGTTTGGATTTTGGTAGACATGGTTTTCTGTTTAACAGGTCTGCGGCTCCCCATACTCACATGATGCTGAATTGCAGAGCTGTATCAAGAAGTGGAGCAAATGGAGAGTATTATCATCACATGTATTATAATTACCATTATTATGGAGAACTATTGGCATTTATCGGTTGTGAGGCCATAGGCAGACATGAATATCTTGGTACTGCATTTGCCGGGCATGGCACAAGTTCGGTAACAGGGATGCCTTTCGATGCCATGTATCTGTATGACTGCTACTGCGAGGGTGTTAATGTGGTTGTCGGTGCCAATGGAGCGCAAATGAATTATTTAAGGAATATAAGAGTTAAGGAGGTTGGACATATTTGCATACGTACACAGGGATTACATGCAGTAGGTATTTTCGGAACATTGTATCCCCCGCAAAATAATTGGAATGAACCTGTATTCGCTGAACCAATCGGTTATAATGTCTTAAAAAATATACGTATAAGGAGTCGAACAGGAATGGGGACATTACTTATTTATAAAGACTCGGCGAACAAAGATGCAGGAAAGGTGGTTTTTGAAAACGCTACAATTATAGTGGAAAGTGAAGGGAAACAGGCTCCTGTATATAAATTTGGGGCGACTCTGTTTAGATTGGCTGACAATATATCTGTTGTTTTCAATAGGTCATTCGTTGCTGTAGATAATGGGCTGGAAACCACATCCTCCATGTTGTGGGATAACGAAACGACACCAGACATAGAGTTTATAGATTCAGAGCTATACGGTATCAAGGATAATCGTTTGCACAGCGATGATAAAAATTCATATTTCTATGAGAGTATGGATGGGATTTTTTCAAAAATCAACAATCTAACAAAATTAAGTTATGTTGAAGATAACTGTATATTCAATTTGTAAAGTATGACTCAGAATATTTGAAATTTCATAAAGCATATACTATGATGTAAGGGCTGATCTTGGTGTGGTCAGCCCTCTACCCCTAGAACCATTCTGCATTTGGGTGTACTTCTACGGACAGACGGAACATTATTTTAGTGATTAACTTTTTAATTATCATAATTTTACATTTTTGTATCTTCGATGTAAGGATTGGTTAGATCCATAAGAACATATTGAATTAAAGCATCAATAACAACGTTAGCTATCTTCATGCCTCCTGCGGAATTTGGATGAACCTGGTCTTGCAGATACGTTGTGATATTAAGCGTTGATATTCCACTTAATGCATTTACATCAATTACGGGGACGGAATATATTGCACATACTTCTCTTATCACACTCCCGTAATCTTGTATCGTTAATCCTATATTATTTTTATAAGGATAATCAGCATTATTATGAGAGTTGTAAAAATTATGTGGTATGCAAGCGAATATCTTGGCATCCGGCAATCTTTTGATAATCTTTCTCAACATTAGCCCATAGGCGTATTTTAAATGAGTTTCGTCCTGATCGTCAAGCTCCCCGATTTGGGCATTTGCCGTAATATCATTAGCGGAGGCATATATGACTAATACATCCGTATCGGTCGGAATAGTATTTATTCGCCCGTCACCACACATATTATCCTGTATAGTGATAGTTCCTTCTTCGGGATGAGCGGCATTATAGTAGCCATTTTCGTCCACTTTCTTGGTTTGTGGGGAAATGGATGTAACCTTGGAGCCTCCGATACCTCGGCAATAATGTGTTGAGAATTGAAGATATTTCCACACATACTTCTGCCACGAGATCAGTTCTACGATCGAGTCTCCAAATGAACAAAACTTCTTCCCTTTATACGCCATATTGATTATTTCATCTCTATCTAATTTTACATTTCTCACATTTTGCGGATTGCAAGGGTAATAATTCAACGAGACAAACGGGGAGTCCACACTGTTGAAATTAAAAATTATATATTCCCAATTTTTTTCACCTGTCATCACCTCCCTAAAGGTTTTTGTTTGACTGCCCCTATACCCAATCCACGTACCATCTGCTGCATACACGGCAACTGAAAATGCATTGGTAAAAACAGATGTTATGTTGTCAACGATTCTAATCAATCGTGTAGTATTATAAGCTTCGTTTGACTGTAACGATCCATTAACATTATTATAACCATCAATAAGATTATCATTTGTTATCAGATTTCTATCTAAATAAGTTTCAGGAAGTTGTGTTATACCGAATTCAAGCGGGATAAAATTCTCATTGAATGACAGATAATAAAAATCTCTTGCGTTATTATTCCAAGCCCTGCAATATGATGCTTCTGATGGTATTTCTCTTTTTGAGATATTCTTTCCCGTTGAAGCACCCATATTAACCGTGCCAAGCAGCGTGCCATTATCTCTATAAAAATAAACCGAATATGCATTGGTATAGATATACTCTTCTCCTGCCGGTATATCAATTCTTTCTATAACAATCCCATTTCCATTTACAATATTTCCGACTCCGTCTATTGTTTTATTGGCGAGCAAAAGTTCATCATATACCTTGTTGATTGACACATCCTGCAATATGTGTCGTATTGTCATCAAGTCGTTTTTAACCTCTTCAAGAGAGTCAATGGTTAATACTTCGATCCAATTCTTGTCATTTATCCAATTTGAATTCTCTACACTATCAGATTTATATATTTCAATTGTAAACCTGTCTTCGTTTTGATACGATAAGATAAATCCTTTTCTCCGGTTAATACTGCTTATCGACAACCTCGTATTAGATTTGTTCGAATTATACACGACAGAATCGTACATGTAAGAATCAAGCGGTATATAATTACTCGTTTCAGAATTGTACAGATATACCCTATATCTGTTTGTCAAATCTCTATAAGTGAAAACCAATCCGATTTTTTTATTGTAAGTATTCGGCAGAGCATTCCTGGCAGCATCGGGCGTGTTGTAATTATTGCCGGTTATTGCCGTGATGTTGATAAAGGGAAATTTGGTCGATGGCAGCAATGGGCACCAGAATAAATCATCGCTCCAATATTGATCATCCATAGATGTTCCCATATACATTTCAACAGTGAGTTCCCCAGTTGCTCCATTCCTATAACTTAAAATCTTTCCTGTACTTCTATTTTCTTTTGGAATTCCAAGTCTGGTTTTTGAAAAATCTGTATCAAATTGTGTTGAAATGGCACTTCCTTTATTCAACCCCGACATTTCTGTAGCCAGACTCTTACGCGTTTTGGAATTAACCACCGCATCATAGATAGTAGCCGGGTAAATGGTTTGTCCGCCTTTGGTCAGTTTATGCATTTTTACCATAATATCTCCTGTTTTTAGCCTAAGTTCCGCCGGAACTTGGCCCGTTGTTATTTTATGTAATTATTTATTAATCTTAAAATCACTCAGCACATCATCATACTCCTTATCTGACAGAGATACGCTCTGCACCGCATTGTATGCGGCATAATCCGGATAGGGAATGATCTCCGCTGTGCTCTCATCCGTCTTGCCGGAAACGAG